CACCGGTGCCGTCCACGGTTGGTCCAGACGGTGGGCAGGTCGCACACCAGCGGCTTGACGGCGTACAGCGCCCGCAGGAAGGCGAGCTTATCCTCGCCGCCGGGGACGCGCGCTCGCTCGGCATGCCACGTCTCCACCAGCTTTCGCGTGTCCGAGCAGCGTCGGACGAACACCAGCCGGGTATCGCGCAGCGGCACGCGCAAGTCGTGGATGACGCTCTCGGTATAGGCCCGCTCTTCCTCGCTCCCCACATCGCGCGCCAGGGTGTCGTAGTCCCACAGCGGGACGGCCACCTGCCAGTGTTTGAGCAGGTTGAAGCCCTGCATCAAGTGGTCCATGCGCGGCTCGAACTCCGGCACCCACAGCAGCGTCTCGCTGTAGGGCAGCAGGGGCCACGCCTCGTCGTGAAACGACATGCGCAGGTTCTCCACCTTAGCCAGCCGGTCGCGTACGGTCGGCGCCACGCCGCCATAGCAGGCGATGCCCGCCGTCGGCGGGTTGGCCGCGCCGGTGTCGATTTCCCACACCTCGGCGTCCCCGACAGCAATCCACTCGCGGGCGCGGTGCTTGCCCACTTCCACCAGGTCACCGGGACGGTAGGCCACCGCCCTCCCGGCCAGGAGCAGATTCTTCGCCGTCTTCAACCGAACCCACATACAGGTCCTCCCCAATGGGGCGGCGCGAGGCCGCCCCGTGTGCGTGTCAGCCAGGCGAGAGACTACTCGACCACTTCATCCAGCAGGTCGCCGGACGCCGGCTTGTAGCGCGGCGCGCCCCACACCGTCACGCCGAAGATGCCCGCCGAGGCGGGGGTGACTTCGACGTTGATGTAGCGGTAGCCGTCATTCTTGTCCAGCTCTTCCGCGTTGACGTTGATGACCGACACCGTATCGTTGTCAGTCGTCGCGGTCTTGGCGATGTCCTTGGCGTTGTCATCCAGCGCGGCGGGCGTGCCCGTGCTGGTCACAAGCTGCTCGATATCGACGTCCAGATTGCCGCCAATCACCCCGCAGTGCAGCACAATCATCACCTGCGTGTACAGGCTCATGTCGATGGCCCCCGTGTTCTGCTCGGTGGTGTGGCTCGCCGGCGCGATACCGCCCAGGTATTCCAGTCCTTCACTGATGAGCTGCATGTCTACGTCCTTTCTGCCGGTTAGATGTTAACCGACCTGTTTACGTACTCTTTCCGGACAGTCTAACAAAAGGCGAAATTTGCGTGCTCCCATCCTTCAGCGTCAACGGCTGAGCCAACCATGGCTGGCCGTCCACCCGGTGCACCACGCGCCACGACGTCTTGTTGTACTTCCACTGGTCGTACTGCGTGCTGTCGATGGTCGTCGCCTGACGGTCGCCCACCAGGTAGAACGGGAAGTTGGCGAGCAGCACGTCGCCCGCGCTGCCCGGCGCCGGGGTTTTCTCGGTCCAGAAGACCGGCAGACCCAGCAGCGTGCCCGGCAGGCCGGTGGCCGCGTTGGGCGCCCACACGTAGGAGGGATTGCCCGCCGGCCCATTGAGGGTGATGATTTCGTCCATCAGCCCCTGGTTGATGACCCACACGCCGCTCCCGCCGGTGGCGAGAAACGCCGCCCGCATGCGAGCCAGGTCGGTATAGGTCACGTGGCCGGCTTTGGCCGTGCGCGCCACCGACACGATGCACGGCGAGTTGAGCACGCCCAGCGGCTGCCCCACGCCCGTGCCGGTCAGGAACGCGTCGTCTTCCATCCAGGCCACGCCGCCGGCGAAGCCCATCGGGCCGGAGAAGAAGTCATTGAGCGAGATGGCCGCATCATCCACCAGCGCATTGGGCGCGCGGGTGTAGCCAATCAGCTCGCGGGCGGTGAGCGTCACCGCCTTGAACTTCGGGTCGCTCTCGGTCTTCTCGGCGCCCTCTTCCTGCCAGTAGAACTGCAGGCCACCGAACCAATGCGGCTTGCTGGCTGTGGTCCCGGACTGGTCGAGCACCGGGATGTCGATTTGCCGGCGCGTCATGCGGATGATTTGGGCGCGGGGACGCACGATGGCATCTTCCGGCGACACGCTCATCAGCTCGGTGCGCTGCTCGACGGGAATCAGATACCCGCCATCCTCACCGACGTTGCCCGACATGTCCTTGGCCTCATGCCCGCCGGCCTTCTCCTCGTCGAAGTAGACCAGGCGCGGGTCGGGGCCTTTGGTGTTGCGCGGGTTCTCGGCCTGCCAGATGGCATGCAGGAACTCGCCCAGGTCGGCGAACTTGCGCGAGCCAGGGACCTGACGGCCCGCCAGCGCGTCCATCTCGCCGATGCGCTCCGCGGCGACGTCCAGCACGTCCTGGGCCTGGATGACCGATTCTTTGAGCTGTTCGGCTTCATCCATCAGCCCGCGCGCCTTCTGCGCCGCGTCCGGGTCAGTGCCCTCCTCTACGAGGCGAATGGCTTCCTCGTAGAGCGCTTTGGCCTTACCCACCCGGTCTTTGATGTTCAGTGAAAGGGTCATTGAAGTGCCTCCAATGCTGCTAATGCCTCACGAGCGTGTGCGAGCAGGTCCCCCTCATCGGTGGGTGTCTCGCCGTCGAGCGGCCCGGCCCCCTCCTGGGAGGTGGGTGTCTCGCCGTCGAGCGGCCCGGCCTGGGCCTCCTCGTCACGGGACGGGACGGCGTCGGCTTGGGCGTCGTCTTCGACGTGAGCCGTCCCGGAAGATGATAAAGTGATGTCCGTCACCGCCGCGCGGACTTTGGTGGCGTCCGGGCCGTGACCGGCGAAGAAAATCCAGTCCATCGACCAGACGGGCAGCGGGCGCAGCGCCAGGTCTTCGGGCAAGCGCTCCCGCATGAGCGCCACGACATCGGTGACGAGCGTCATCAGGTCGGTGTGCTCGTCACCGTCGATGTAACCGTCTTTCAGGTACGACCCCAGGCGGCTGGTCAGCACGCTCTGGACATCCGCCACCAGGTTATCCCCCAGGCGCGGCTGCGGTCCGTCGGGCGTGTACTCCTTGGCTTCGGGCGCCGGGTCCTGCGTCTCTTCCTGCTCCGCCCCGCCCGCGCCGTCGTCTGACTTGACGGCCACCGTCGATGTGGCCGGGTTCATACCCCAGACTACGGGCGAGTATTCCCACAGCCGGATTTCGCGGATGTTGCGCACCGTGCGCGGCTGGCCGTCCACCTCGACCTTGGTGTAATCCGCCTTGCCGACGATGTCGAAGCCGATGCTGTACTCGCTGACGGCCCCGGACGCGATGCGCTTGAAGACTTCGGCGCCCGCCTGCGTGTCGAGCAGGTACTGGGTCTTGGTCCACAGGCCCCCGGTGGCGCTGGGGTATTCCGTCAGGATGTGGGCGGGCAGCTCCTCGCGCCCGACCTCGCGCATCTCCATCGGCTTGCCGATGACGGCCATCAGGTCCCAGTTGTTGTGCGAGTTGAGGACCTTCACTCGCCCCGCCCGCTCAGCCAGGGTCTTGGCGAACGCGCCGGGATGGATGATGTCGTCGCCGTCGTCCACGATGCCGAAGACCGACACAATCGCCTCGATAATCCCTTCGGCCTCGTCGACGTTCAGCAGCGCGCCGGGCTGCGCCTTGTGGATGCGCTCCGCGGCGGCGGCTTTCGTCTCCGCGGGCCCCGCCTTGCGCCGGCCGCGCTTGGGCGGCTCGTCGTCGCTCTCGTCGTCGTCCGGCTCGGGCTCAGGCTCGAACACCATCTCGGCCGGCGCGTCCTCTTCCGGCGCCGGGTCGAGGCGCAGCACGGGCGCGACCCCGGCATCCGTCAGGAGCCGGATGGCTTCCGTCGCGTCGACCAGCCGCCCGCGATAGGCATAGATGAACGGGCGCCCGTCGCCGCGGCTCACCGCGCAGACGGCATCCACCAGCGCCGTATGCTCGACCGCCGCGCGCTTGGCCTCGCCCGCGTCGCGCGGGGAGGCGATGACCGCCTCCCGCCCGTTTCGGTATTCCGTGACTGTGAACATGGCTCACTCCTCCACGACCGGTAGCTCGGAGCACCGGCAGTTAGCAATCTCGGACAGCGGTGCCCCGCGGGCCCCGTCCAACGGATGGTCCATCTCATACCCGCCCACGACGAACGACTCACCCAAAGGCTTGCGCTGGCCGTCGGCGGCCTCGTGCGATGGGCGCTGGCGCCCGTCAATCGTGGCGCTCCATTCGTGCTCCTTAACGCCCCACTCGTCGAACAACTGGTGGTTGCCCACCGACAGGGAGCGCATCGTCTCCGTGCGGGCGATGACCTCGCGCCGGTGCTGGGGCATCCGCTCGGAAAACCAGGCGAAATCCTCCGCGCTCACGTCGCCCTCGCTGTACTGGGTGAACAGCAGTTCGAGCCGGTCTTCCATCTCGGAGACCGTCCAGCCTTCCTCGAGCGCCTGGCCCAGCATGACCTGGATGTCGCCCTTCGTCGTGTCGTTGATGTCCTTGGCAAACTGCAAGACGTACCGCTCGAACCACGCCTCGCCACGCAGATTGCGCACCGTCCACGCCACGCCCAACTGCGTCGCCCACGCCTCGCCGGCTTCGTTCATCACGCCTTCCATGAGCGGGATGAACAGCTCGCGCCAGTGCTCGGCGCCCAGGCCCTCGAGGTACTCAAGGATGGCCTGCTCAATGGCGCGCCAGCGGATGGACGCCTTGCGCCGGCGCGCCGCCTTGGCTTCCTCGCCGACGATGAGCAGCACTTCGCGCCGATCGTGCTCGAAGCCGTCCGCCGCCGCATCGCCGTAGCGCGCTTCCCAGTCGGTGGCTACGCCGTCCATCTTGAGCGACATGGCCGCGCGGTCGTAGGCTTTCAGCCGCCGGCCCGTCCCGTTGCGGCGCGCCTTGTCCCCGCGCTCGTCTTCGGTCGCGTCGGCGTTCTCGCCGGCCTGTTCGCTCTCGCCCGACTCGCCCACGCCGGGCTGCTCGAGCGCCCCGGCGGGCACGACGGCCATCGGCAGGTAGCCGGTATCGCCCGTCGGGATGGCCGGGGCCGGCAGGCCCACCGTGCGCAGCGCCTCATTGGCCGGCACGCCCATCTGCCACATTTGCCATGCGGCCCCGGCCAGCGACACCACGTCGCGCCGCAGGGCGGGCACCTGGGCCCGGTCGAAGTCCATGAACGCGCCGTCGGGGCTGGCCAGGTAATAGCGCGCCTCGTCGGCGATGAGCATTTGCTCGGGCACCAGCGTGTCTTCCCAGGTGGCCTGGCGCGCCTGCTCGTAGTTGGAGTAGGTGCCATGCTTGAGGCCCACCCGCGCGCCAATCAGAATCGGCGCCACGCCGAACGGCCCCAGGATGCGCGACTCGTTGCGCTCGTCGAGCGCCTCGAAGCCCATCTCGTTGAACGTCGGCGACAGACGCTGGTACTCGCCGCTCTGGTCCAGCACGCCGACCTCGCTCCAGTTGTCCACCCCGCCGTATTGCTCCTGCCAGCGCCGCTTAATGCGGGCTATCTGGTCGTCATCCAGCGGGATGCTGGCTTTAATCAGGCCCTGGAACATCGCGCCGCGCTCGAAAAACGTCTTGAGGAAGCGCGTGACGGCATTGTCCACGTCGCCCGATTGCGCCAGCGGCGACATCGGCGACAGGCCGTAGCCCAGTCCATGCAGCGGGTCGTCGGGGTTCGGGAATTTCAGGTGCATCATGTCCTGCGGCACGAAGGGGATGCCGTCGCTTTTCGGCTTGCCCTCCGGCACGTACAGGTAGCCCTTAATGCCAATCTCCGCGTCGGGTACGATGTACACCCGGTCCGGGCGCAGCAGGTACATCGCCTCGGGCAGCGCGTCGGCCGTCGGGCGCTGCAGCGCGACGTAGGCATTGCCGGCCAGGTTCCAGTAGACGGTCAATTGCTGGATGAACTCGGCCCGGCTGGTGAACGGGTTGGGCCGCGCCAGCAGCTGGGCCAGCGGGTGGTCGCGCGGCGCCACGTCGCGCTCGTCGGCCGTCCCGACGTAGGCCGTCATCGGGGCCAGGGACATCGCTCGCGCCTTCCACATCAGCGCCGAGTAGATGAGGGTGTTCAGGTTGAACCCCTGGCTGATGTAGCTGTCCAGGCTGATCATGTGCCACAGCGGGTCGCCCCGCAGCGACGGCCAGAGCATCATCGCCGCGCGCTTGGCGTCCTGCGCGCCGTTGGTGCGCGGGCGCCCCACCAGCCGTCCCAGGCGTTCGCGGATGCCCATTAACCGAACACCACGCCTGTGGGCACGAGCATCAACTCGGTCAGCGCCCACACCAGCGCGTCGAGGCGGTCGGGCGATTTCTCACCCGGTACCCAGGTGCACATCTGGTCCTCCAGTTCAGGGAACGTGCCCACGTGATGCACGCGCCCCTGCTCGTAGAGCGCCGCAATCGGCTCGGCCCGCGTGTACTTGCCCCGCGTGGCCCGGACGGCCTTGTAACTGATGGCCTTATCCACCGTGCGCAGCGTGGCCTCCACCAAATCCCCGCCGTTGTTCACCTCGGCCACGGCCCGGTCAGCCTCCCGGTGATGGTAGGCATACGACACGCGCCGCGCCCAACCGTCGGGCGAATAGCGCCCGCTCAGGTCATCGAACACATACCCCTCCCCCGCGCGGTCCACCCCGGCTACAAGGATGCCCGTTTCGTCGCTGTCGTCGGTGGCCGTCACCGCGGGGTCAATGCCAATCACCACGCGCTTGAGGTCGGGCAGGTCGCCCCGTCGGTGGTCGTCCAACAGTGCCCGCGTCCACAGCGCGCCGGGCACATCGTCCAGAATTTCGGCCATGTATTCCTGCCGAAACAACCGGTCCGATTGCACTTCGCGCGCCGTCTCAATCTCGCCCGCGTCCAGATGCGGGTTGTCCGCACTCACGTACCGGAACGCTGCCCACTCGCCGTCCTGCCGGGCGCTGGCGTACTTGAACAGGTCCGCAAACCAGTTGCCGCCCTTCGGCGTGCTGATGAACAGCGCGCGCCCGCGCCGGTCGGACAGCGCCGGTCGGATGGCGTCGGTCCACACTTCGGGCTTCATGTACGCGCACTCGTCCAGCACGCACAGGTCCAGCCCCTCACCACGCAGCGCGTCCGGTTCGTGCCCGCTGCGCACCTGGATACTGCCACCGCCGGGAAGTGCAACCAGCCGTTCCGCCTTGTTAATTTGCGCGCCGGGTATCTGCGCCGCAAGCTGGGCGATCAGCCGCCAGCCGACTTGCGTCATCGGGTACGTCGGCGCCACCCACCACACGCGCCCGCCCCGCAGCGCCGTCGCGTAGCACAGCGCCACGCCAAAAAACGTCTTGCCCCAGCGCCGCCCCGTTACCAGCACGATGAACCGCGCGGCGCACTCCATGACGGCGTACTGGGCCGCGTGCAACTGCGGCATGGTGACGCTAATCGCCATCGTCTAACCTCGGCGGCTTCGGCCACTCCAGGATGAGCGCCCCGCCGTCTGGCCCGCTGACCTCCTGCTTTTGCACCCGCCCGCCTACCTCTTTCGCCAAGTCGTTCAGCGTTTCGCGGTACTGCGTGAATAGCGCACTGTTGAAGCGTTCGATGTCCACCACTTCGGCGGCGTCCCCCGTGCCCACGACCTTCACATCAGGTACCCACACGTTGAAGTAGGACTGTCGCCCCGTGAGTGGATCGGGCGGGCCGAGTTCGTAAATCTGCGCCTCCAGGAAGTCGGACAACCGCTTGAGTTTGCGAACGCGTTCGTAATCCAGCGACAGGCCGTGGTTCAGTTCGGCGGCGCGTTCGGCAGTCTTAATCGCTTCCCAATTGGCGTCGAACGCCACCGCGCGTTCAGCCCATCCAAACTTGCTTGACCACTTCTGAAGGGTTGCCAGTGACTGGGTTGGCGCTGACTTTTGCTGACTTTCGTTGTACTTATTCAGCAAGGCAGGCAAAGACCGGCCCGGTCCCATCCGTAGCCAGTCGTTGCACGCAATCGCGGCGGCGTCACTCTCGCCGTTTTGCCGCGCGCCTGCCAGGAGTTCGATTTCTGCTGCCACTGTCGTCTGCTTCCACCGTCACCCGCAACACCACATCCCGCATCGTGATCAGCCGCACCGCCTGCGCCATCTCGGACTCTGGCACGTCTAGCTGAATGCGCATTCCCGCATCGCCCACCTTAATCGCGGACTGAATCGCCGGGAATGCCGCGCGGAATGTGATCGGCTCGTCCATCTGTCTCCCTGCCGCCCCGCCCCAGGGCGCGGTGCATTCCGGTTATCACCGCGCCCGTCGGACGGTGAGCGTATGCGCCAGCGGTGCTGGCCCAGGTGCCCGCGCCCGGTCCGATCCGGGTGCAGTAAGGGCGCGCGCCGGTTGCGTCGTCGCTGGCATCCGCTAGGATGCAAG